CCATAAGGTCCAATGGTTTGCTGCACCATCTCGTTTATTATCTCTTGGATCGTAGATAGTTAACTATCCACCACGCATTTATGCCTTGGTAGCCGTTCTGCAATGACTTTGTATAACCAAGGAATCCTGGCATGTAATCGATAGCTTCATTAGCCTCCTCCTGAATGTTGTCTAAGAAGCCTGGGATATCTATACCAAGTCTATATTTATCCCTTTTCATGCAAAATTCTGCGAATTGGTCACGTAGAGGATGCTTATTGCAATTCTCTATTATAGATAGCTGACGCAGTGCAACCATCTTTGGTCCCCAGACTTCGGGATCATAAAAACGCTCTTGTTCACACAGCCTACCGAGAGCCCGGTAAGTTGAATAAACACCAGCACATATTCCGTCAATTCTATAATCTTTATGATGCCAGCGACGGAGATAAGTGCAATCATGTTTGCTCGCATACTGTTTGCTGGTATTCATCTCAAGGCCATGAGCAGTATACGATGACACTACATCCTCCACAGTAATGCCAGGGTAAGAGAGAATGCCATCATCACCCAAGCACTGTGAATTCAGGTTAAGCTTTTGTCCTGCGGCCTGAGCAGCTTCATACTGCAATGCTCTATGAACTAATGTTTCATCCGCATTAGTACCTCCGGATCCAGAGGCCATCCCATGTTTCCCACAGCGGACTTTTCCGTAGTTGTACGCAAGAGGTATGTCGTACTTAATGGGGAAAATGTACTCTAACCACCATCTCATTCCGGATGCTGGAGCGCCCATTGTAAACAATCCGGACAGCAGATCGTAAGCGGCCTTTTGTAATGAGGGGTTAAAGTGCTGGTCAAATTTTGAGAAGTCCGTACAAATTACCAGGTCGTCGGAACCCTTTGTATCAAATAACTTAGTGATACGTTCATCGACGGCGTCCATGCTAACCCAAGCAGGGACAAGATTGAAGCGTTGACACGCCTCAATCAATGGCTGGTAAACTTGTAACTCACAGATGTTGACTGCAAAGGGAAACATCCATACTACCCTTTGTTTTACATCGTCATCATCTGGGCCACCTTCCTGGCCTCGCCAACCCAACACCGCACATGTATCCCATGTGGATTTCCATTTGGTTGGTGAATGCATATACGCAAACTTTGGTGCACCTAGATACTGGACATAAAGTCCATCTCGACCTAGGATATTACAGTACTGTGTTTTCGCTAACACATTACTGCGTTTGGTAAAGTATGGCGATCCAGAATTGGTGGATTTCCGCATCGTGCGAATGGTCTCGCTCTGTCTGCGTACTTGCAGCCCCCTAGCAGCTGCGAACTCAGCTAAAACGGCTTTGACGGACCGATCAGTTAAGTTGGTTGATGATAGGAGAATATCATCATAGTAATGATCAATGTCTTCCATCCTCTCAGATAAAGGTTTCATGATAGACAATGGTCCGACCTTGCTACGAAGGTCATTTTCAAAGTCCACTAAGGTAGGCCACGTGTCGATTAGACTGTTTAACGTGGGTTCCCAATCCTTAAGGACTTCTTCAACAGTAGAACCTTTGGCAAAAGTGGTTCTGTACTCTTCAGGTTGTCCTTTTTCGACAATGTCAAAATAGGACCTCAAACCTGGGTTTGGAAGATTAAAACAATCTTCAAACCCAGGTTTGAGGTCCTATTTTGACATTGTCGAAATAGGACCTCAAACCTGGGTTTGGAAGATTAAAACAATCTTCAAACTTGATTTCGATATTTTTAG